CTCCTTCTACCAGCCCAAGTCCATCAATAAGTCCTTCTATTTCTTCAAGTATTAGTCCTTCTATTAGTCCCAGTGTTTCCCCTTCTATCTCCCCATCAATCAGTCCATCTGTTTCTCCGAGCAAATCTCCTTCAGTATCACCTTCGGTATCTCCTTCTACCAGCCCAAGTCCATCAATAAGTCCTTCTATTTCTTCAAGTATTAGTCCTTCTATTAGTCCCAGTGTTTCCCCTTCTATCTCCCCATCAATCAGTCCATCTGTTTCTCCGAGCAAATCGCCATCTGTTTCCGAATCAGCAAGTCCTAGCGTGAGTGAAAGTGTTAGTCCCTCAATCTCGGCATCAGCATCGTCTTCACCAAGCGTAAGTCCATCTCTATCTCCTTCTATTTCTCCTTCGGTCAGTGAATCTATAAGTCCTTCTTTATCTTCTTCGGTTAGTCCGAGTTTATCTCCATCAGTTTCTCCTTCAATAAGCGAAAGTGTCTCACCCTCAAAAAGTCCGTCTATTTCAGAGAGTATATCGCCTTCAATTTCTGAATCAATCAGCCCTTCGGCAAGCCCTTCGCCATCTTTATCCGAATCAATTTCTCCTTCTATCTCTCCCTCAATTAGTGCGTCAGTGTCTCCCTCTATCAGCGAAAGTATATCTCCGAGCGTTTCTGCGAGTGTATCATCATCAGTTAGTCCTTCAGTAAGTGAAAGCAAATCGTCATCTGTTTCACCGAGTATTTCTGAATCAATTAGTCCATCGGTTTCAGCTTCTATATCGGCATCTATATCTCCGAGTATTTCTGAATCTGAATCAGCTTCAATAAGTCCCAGTGCTTCCCCTTCTTTCCCTTTTAAGCCAATATTAAGAATAATTAGAATGAAACCTAATTTAGGAATAAAATCAACAAAGTTAAATTTAAGAATGAGTTATTAGATGAATTACACAAAATTAAACAATACTTATTTTGCTGTTCCGAAAGACGACTGGCGGGACAGAATAGATATTGAAGTTGGCGACAGCAAACAGCCAGACAAGTTTGAGCCGCAAATAAAATTGATGCGGTGGGACAATGAAGTTAATTGTTCAGTTCGGTTCATTGATAATCAAATAGGTGAAGGGGAAGTTGCCACAGAGAACGACAAAATAATCTGGGATAAAGGAAATATTAAAATAGAGTTTTATGATTATCCCGAAGGCGAAGGCGGATATAAAATGGTGTGGTATTTAAAAGAAAAACCCTTAACTAATAAAGTAAAGTTTACAATTCAAAGTAAATCATTGGATTTTTTCTACCAACCACCTCTCACCCAAGAATTTCAAAATGGCTATTCAGAGCAATTTAAGAAAGAAATTATAGTTTCCGAAACCCAAGTCAAGGACTTAGAAGGAAATGTTTTAGTGGAACGCCCTGAAAATGTAGTCGGCTCATACGCCGTTTATCATTCCACCAAAGGCGGAATGAATGACGCTTATGGCAAGGATTACAAAACAGGCAAAGCATTTCATATTTACAGACCGAAACTGATAGACGCAAATGGACTGGAAGCGTGGGGAAATCTGCACATTGAAAACGGGATTTACTCGGTAGAAATCCCACAGGACTTTTTAGACAATGCGGTTTATCCAATTAAGAGTAATGATGATTTTGGATATAAAACGGGTGGGGGAACGGCTCAATCTCATTATAACAGAATATCTGGTTCTCAATTTACTGGTGGAGCAGGAACACTAAGTAGTATTTCTTATTATTGTCCCTTTACCCCAATGCACACGGGAGTAAATAATACTGCTATTTATTTGCACAGTGATTTGTCTAAACTTGCACAAGGAACATCAAGAAATATAAATAATGAAACTGATGACTGGAAGGTATTCACTGTGTCAGGAACTATTAGTGCGGTAGATTATGTTTTAGTTGCTTGGAAAGATGATTCAGTAGCAGGATTAGATATGAGATGGGATGATGGTGTCGGAACTACACAAGGTCATTATTGGTCTGGTACATATTCTACCACATTTCCAACTCCATTAAGTGCTACCGAAGAAGATAGAAAATACTCCATCTACGCCACCTATACACCTTCGGGAGGTTCGGAAAGCACCTCTCCTTCAACATCTCCCTCTGTATCATCCTCTACAAGTCCTTCTATATCGCCAAGTGTATCCCCTTCGGCCTCCGAATCTGTATCTCCGAGTGTTAGTGGAAGTGTTAGCCCATCAGTATCTCCGTCTGTTTCTCCCTCAGTAAGTCCTTCTATTTCAGAATCTACCTCTCCTTCAGTGTCTGCGTCAGAATCACCCTCTATTTCTCCATCGGTTTCTGAAAGTGTTAGTCCCAGCATTAGTCCTTCTATTTCAGAGAGCGTGAGCCCGTCTGTTTCTGAATCCATTTCACCATCAGTCAGCGAGAGTGTATCTCCTTCCGTAAGCGAATCATCCAGTCTTTCTCCGTCAATTTCTCCATCAGCTTCACCGAGTATCTCACCTTCGGTTAGCCCGTCTATTTCTGAGAGTATTTCTCCCAGCATATCACCTTCAATTAGTCCGTCTGCTTCAGAATCAATTAGCCCAAGTGTTAGCGAGTCAGTAAGTCCTTCTGTTAGCCCCAGTTCGTCTCCTTCTGTTTCTCCATCTTTAAGTCCTTCTCCCTCTCAATCTCCAAGCGAAAGTCCATCTCAAAGCCCGAGTTTATCACCTTCAATTTCTCCTTCAGTTAGTCCATCTGTTTCTATATCGGGCAGTCCTTCGTTATCTCCTTCTGTATCGGAAAGTATAAGTCCTTCTATTAGCCCGAGTATTTCTCCCAGTATAAGCCCCAGTATTTCAGCTTCCATTTCACCATCAATTAGCGAGTCCGTTTCCCCAAGCATTAGTTCATCAATTAGTCCATCAATTTCTCCGTCAATATCACTAAGCGTTTCTCCAAGTATTAGCGAGAGTATTAGTCCATCTATATCTCCATCTGTTTCTGAATCAATAAGTTTAAGTATCTCGCCATCTGCTTCACTTTCAATATCGCCAAGCGTAAGCCCTTCTCTATCGGAGTCTGTTAGTCCCAGTGCTTCTCCGTCATCTGCTTATAAACCAATATTGCGTATCAAGATATTTAAACCTACAATAAGAAGAGGTGATTATAGTTTGTCATTATTGCGTATTGAAAAAATAAAACCTACAATAAGGGAAGGCGATAATAATTTAATACCAACTATGAAATGAGAACATTATTCATAAACAACAACGACTTAACAGTTGATAAAAAGAGCACTTTTTTAACAACCGATATTGTTTCTGGCAGTTCAACTTTATCAGTAATTTCAATTATTGGTTTTGCTGTTAATCAGATTCTTTGTATAGGAGAAATTGGAGAAGAAAATTCAGAAATAGTTAAAACTCATTCTTCTACCGCGCCATCAGGAACAACTATTACCTTAGCATCGGCTCTTACTTTCAGCCACAATAGAGGAACAAAAGTTTATATCATAGATTACGACCAAGTTGAAATCTCGTGGGCGGCAACAACAACGGGAACAAAAACAGTTCTTGATACTATTAGTATTCAATCAGACCAAGATGAAACTATTTACAAAGACGAATCAAAATCTTCTGGATATTACTTTTCACGATTTGTAAATAGCGTTCCAACTCCAGATACTTATTCTGATTATTCAGACCCGATTAGTTATAGCGGATACGGAGCAAATACGGTCTGGGCAATAAAAAATAGAGCCCTTAATGATTTAGGAGAGAAGATAGATGGAGTAATAATAAGCAATTCTTGGCTTAATGAAGCATTATGGGAAGGGAGAAGAGAACTTGACGAAGACGAAGGTGTTGGTAAGTGGTCTTTTAGAATAAAAAGAAACTACAACGCTGGAAGTATAATTCCTGGCACTTATCAATTAACTCTCCCGACTAATTTAAGAAAACCAAATACCGCCGAGAATATTTTATCAATTAGAATAGGCGAAGACGGACAACCTCTTGATTATGAAGATATAGTAAGATTTAACAAGAATTATCAAGGAATACATCATACCACTTTAGGCGGAGCGGTTGCCGATAGCGATACTTCCATAACTCTAACAGATTCAGGGGATTTTGATGAATCTGGTTCTATTTATGTGGCGGGAGATTCTGTTGATGATACTATAGATACTATTGCCTACACGGCTAATGCGGAAACAACAAATATCATTTCTGGGGTGACGGGAATACAAACAGGGGGACACGGGACAAGTAAAGATGTTTGGCAAAATGCTTCATTTGGATTGCCGACTACTTATACGATTAACGGAGAGGATAAAAAAGCGGAATTTGATATTCCATTTGGAAATGACTATGCGGGTGAAAACATTTTTATGGATTATTATTCTACTCTCCCAGATTATGATTCGGATGGGGACGAATTGGATGAAAAAGAATACGATTTATTTGTTGATTGGCTTAAATGGAAAATCAAATATAAGAAGAGCAACGGGAAATTAAAGCCAACAGAAGATGGAGATTATCTTCTCTGGGAGAAAAAGAAAAAAAGTTTTATTGCGAAGGAGAGATTAGGTCAAGATATTTATTTTGTGCCAGATTATTAAATATGATAATAACTCTCAACCCGCAACAACTTTGTAACTTATCGGATGGACTTATTACTTCAGGTGCGGTTTCTAACGGACAAATGCCATTATCAGTTGTTAATGAGAGTTTAAATTTTGACTTTGATTCTATTGGTTCGGCTAAAACAAGAAAGGGGACAACTTTATTAGGAAATCAATTATCAGGAGACATTTTAGGACTTTATGAGTTTAGGGATTCAGGGGACGGAACAAATAATCAAATATTATTAGTTAATGGAAGTTCAGTTAGGTATTTAGTAGATTCAAGTTGGGAAACAAAAAGAACAGTTAACGCTGGTTATAAAGCGGAATTTACCACCTTTCTTGATTTGGTATTTATGGTTAACGGAATTGATGCCACTATGACTTGGGATGGAAATCCCAGCACTAATTTTGGCACAACTCAAGCATCTGGAGCTCCAATAGGACATTATATTGATAACTTTAGGTCAAGGGTATGGATAGCCAACAATACCGATAGGGTTTATTATTCTTCTTTACCCGATTCTTCATTAGATATTACTTGGGATACGGATAATTGGTATATTGATGTAAGCCCTCAAGATGGGGATAATATAACAAAACTAAAGAGATACAAAAACGCTCTTTTACTCTTTAAACGAGAACATCTTTATAGAATTTATTCAACAACTGAAACAGAGCCAGACCCTAAAATAAGCGTTGGGACTTATTCTGGCAGGAGTGTAGTTGAAGCGGTTGATGGAATTTATTTTCATCACCCTTCAGGAATTTATAAATACAATGAAAGCGGAATATCTTGTATTTCTGAACCGATAATTGATTTCATTAAAAATATCACAGTTGCCAATTATTCAAAAATAGTTGGTTGGGAAGACGGCAATCATGTGTATTTTCAAGTAGGCAATGTTAGTATTGGAGATATAAATTATATCAATGTTGTTTTAAGATACACTATTTCATCAAAAGTATGGACATTCAGGTCGTATCCAACACAATTTTTAGCTTCTTCAAAATACAATGATGGGACAACTATTTATAATTTATGCGGAGATGATGACGGGAATGTATTAAAAATGGATACTGGAAATACAGATAACGGAGAACCGATATTTTATTCCCTTACCAGCAGACCATACACGCTTGACGGATTATTTTCTACCCGCAAACATATTTCAAAAATGGCAGTGGTTCATAATAACGCGATAGGAGCAAGCGTTAAATGTAGAGTTAATTCAGAACAAGTAAGCGATTTGAAAAAAATTTTTAGAATAGAAGATAATATCGCTAAGCCTCAAACAGTCGATATAAAAGGCAATACAATTTATTTTAATATTACTGGAAGTTCGGTGGGAGAACCTATTGAGATTAATGGATTTGAGATTTTAGAAAGTTCTGCGGAAACTATCACTTAAAATGACTGAAGAACCTTTATTATATCTTTCATTTGATAAATCACTTTATCGGATATCAACCGAGAAGGTTGAATATTCAAGCGATATAAATCCCGATAGAATAATATCTGGTTCTTCGGTTTCTTCGGTTAGCCAAAGCGTAGGGCTTGTTTTGTCAGGCAAGACGGGATTTTCTAATAACGAAACTGGATATATTTTAGGCAATGATGAGGGAGTTCAAAAGTTTTACATTGGAACTGATACAAATTATTTTAATTTTGACGGAACAAATGTGATAATCAGCGGAGCTTTATCAGCTGGAAGTATCGCTATTGGAGCTTCTCCTAATTGGTTTAATGTTGATTCTTCTGGAAACTCTTGGTGGGGAGGAGCGACAATCGCCACAGCGGTGGCTAAAATTCTAAATACAGGAGTGGCGACTTTCACAAAGATTACCATCACAGGAGGAGCGGATGTTTCTTTTATAAGTGATACTTTAAATACGGCAACAAAACAGATTTTAGGAGATTTCACTTTTGGAGCATCGGGAGCGATTAAAATGAACACCGATGACGATAACGGTATTTGGCTCTCGCCAACTGGAATTTTGGGTAAAAAATCTGGAGCGACTACTTTTGCGATTGATAACGCTGGCAACGCCACTTTTGCTGGCACATTGTCTTCTGGAATTTCTATTACTTCTCCAATTATAACAGGAGGTTCAATAAGCATTGGTTCAGGAAATTCTATTTTTAAAGCCGACAGTAGCGGGATTTATTTAGGAAACGCAACTTTTGCCAATGCTCCGTTTAGTGTGAATATGGCGGGAACCGCTATTGGCAATGATTTTATCCAAAGAGAAAAATTTATCGCTGGAGAGAATTTAACGTCTGGCAAGGTAGCTCATTTAGGACAGGGAGCGATTACCGATTATGAGGCTGTTGATTCTACTTATGTTTATGAAGGAAGCGCCACTACTAATTACGGCAATACACAACCTTTTATCGGTATGTCAGCCACTAATAAATTTTATTACGCTCTTATGCATTTTCCAACCGCCATTGATTATAAATTGATTAAAAGTGTAGTTTTATATGTTAATGTTTTGGCAGTAACGGGAGGAGGAAGCGAAATAGTTGTCAGAGCTAATAACGCAGATTTTGATGTGGACACCGTTACTTGGAATACCAAACCCGCTTGGAATACAACAATTGCCGCAGTTCCTACCGTTTCATCTGGCACTTATGGCGCAACAGGTTGGCATACTCTTGATATTACGGATTTTTATATTGCTGATAAATATGGTTCTAAGTATGCGAATGGAATTACTTTGACTGGCACAGGAGCAGTAGGAAATTATATTCAAATAAGCACTACTTCTTATTTAAAAATCACTTACAGAGACAATGACGGGTTGGTTTATACCGCTAATTCTGGGACTGCCAAAGGCTGGACGCAAGCGGAGAACGCCATCGGGATAATTACCAATTCCGCAACAATAGGAAATCCCGCTTATATTCAAAGAAACGGGGTTTATGTAACGGCAGGGGCATTTAATATAGGCGAAGGTTTATATTTTGATGATACTGGAACTTTAGAACACGGAACTGGAATTTCATCAGGTCAGTATATGAAAAGAGTGGGATACGCAAAATCCGCTACCGATGTTGATATCAAAATAGAACCAAGTTATCAATCAGGAGTTATTTCTCCTTCAGGAGGAACTACCACAGGAAAATATTTTGTCCAGTTAGGATTTTTCCCAAGATATATCAGGGTAACGGCAGTCGGTGGAGATAATCACTCAATAGGAATTTACAATATGGATAGCCAGTATTGTATCGGCACTTATGAAGGCGGAAGTTTTGTCAGCAGTAATATGATTTTTCACCTTGATACGGCTGCCGCTAATACCACCGCCAGCGGGACTATCGCTTCTTGGTTATCTGGTTTTGTTATAGATTTTGATACTTGTGAAGCTTCTGGCAGTGTTTCTGAAATTCTCTGGGAAGCATTTGGATAAAATTAAAGGTCAATTAACTAAATAAAAAAATGGCATATACAACACTTTACGATTATTACACTCAACAAGGAAAGGCGTTGCCAAGTTGGAACTCGCCAGAAAGAATAAGTTTAGCCGCCCAAGCTGGCATTACTTCTGGTTATACTGGCACACCCGAACAGAATAATCAGATTGTCGCTTTTTTAAATAAACAATCTACAACTCCAGCAACTCCTACCACACCGACTACACCGACTATACCTATTACTCCTATTACAACAACTACCACTCCTCAAGAACAATTAAGCGCCGCCCAAACCCAATTAGCAGATTTACAAGCTCAACAAAAAGCATTACAACAATCTGGGTTAACAGATACTAATCAATTAACAAAAGATACTTCTGGAAATTATGTTCCAACTTCAACACTTCCTTATGACACTGGAAATGAAGATTTGAATACTATGTTAAAAAGTTTTCAGGATACTTTGAATTCAACAATAGGTAGTGGGAAAATAGTTAATCCAAACATCAATATCACACCCGAATTAACTCAACAATGGACAGACCAAGCATCGCAAGAATTAGACCCATATTATCAATCTCAATTTCAAGCGGTTAAGAGCGATCTTTCCACCGACCTAAATTATCTATCAGATCAATATAATCAAACAGTTAAATCTCAACAAGAACAATTTAAGCAGAATTTAGCAACTCAACGGGAATCAGAAGCTGGAGCGGGGACAATTTTCAGCGGAGGAAGATTGACAAGAGAACAAGAATTGGCTAAAGCTAATGAGAGAAATATAGAGAGTTTAGGAACAACTCTTGGCTATCAGGCTCAAAAACAAGGGACTACTGCCGAGAGAAGTATTGGTTCGTTGGGATTATCAGGGTTGACTTCGCCCACATACGCCTCACAATCGGTTTCTACACTTAATCAAGGAGATTATATCCCTCTTCAGGAGAGAAACTTATTTACTCCCACAGGCGGAATTGTAGGTTCATTAGAACGAGAACAGATTGAGAAAAAAAGAGCATATTCTGATTTATTAAAGCAATACTGGCTTGAAGAACAAACTGTGTAATGGTATAATAAAGTATATGGCATTTCAAAAAGGACACAAATTAAATCTTGGAAGGAAAAGACCAGATATGAGGGAAAGAATGAGAGGAAATAATAATCCTGTTAAAAATCCAAAAATTAAAGAAAAAATAAAAAAAACACTTAAATTATATTGGACGCCAGCGAAAAAAGAAGAGCAAAGATTAAAGACAAAAGGTAAAAGTTGGTCGCCTGAAACTCAATTTAAGAAAGGGCAGAATTTAGGTGAAAATCATCCATGTTGGAAAGGCGGACATTTAGGTTTTTGGCAAAAACAAGCAAAAATAAGAGATAATTATACTTGCCAGATATGTGGATTAAGAGATGATGAAATAATTGAAGTTGATCATATTATTCCAGTAAGTGTTAATCCATCGTTGAAATTTGAATTATCTAATTTACTTACTTTATGTCCTAATTGTCATCGCAGAAAGACGAATAGAGAATTAAGACAAAAAATGTATAAAAACAACATATAGAAATGGCAAATTATCAAATACAATCAGGCGATACTTTATCGCAAATAGCAAGTCGGCAAGGAAGAACAATTGCCGAATTGATGGCAACAAATCCTCAAATTACAGATCCAAACAGAATATATGCTGGTCAAACTTTAAATATTCCATCTACTGAAACTCCAATTACTCCGACTACTGGTCAAAATACGAAACCAACAATAGATCTTACTCAATTTGATACAGGAGATCCAATTAGGAAATTTAATCTTGCTCTTTTGGATATGCTTAAAAAAGCTCAATCTGGTGAAACTCAAATGAGTCAAGAGCAAACTCAATTAAAAAAAGAGGCTTATCAATCAGGACGAGAAGTATTTACTGGAGAAGAAGCAAAAATGACTCCAGAAGCCAAAATGGCGACTCTTCAAAGAAATGTGGAAATGTTTGAGCCATCAATTCAGGCGGCTACAAATAAAATAAAACAATTAGGAGATATCACATCGCTTATTACAAAAACCTATGGCGAGGATTTTTCTGCTATGATTCCCGCCACTAAAGAAGACGCAGATGTTTTCAAAAAAGCAATGGCGGCGGGTTGGGAACCAACTGTTGATATTTTACAAAAATATGGAAAGTATTTTGATGTATCTGATTGGAACGCATTAGTAAATGCTAAACAAAAAGCAAAGGAAACAGAATACAAACCGCCTGTTTCTTATCAAGAATATCAACTTGCGGGAGGGCAAGAAGGAACAGGAAAGACTTATAATGAATTTATTACAACACAAAAAGCACCTACTGCGGCACAACAAACATTATCGGGATATGCGGCAAGAATAGAACAATCTAATCCGATTTTAACAAATCTTGAAGGATATATTTCTGGAATGAGTTATGCGAATTATAAACTTCAATCTTTTTTACCATCATCGTTTCAAAGTTCGGATTTTCAACAATATAATCAAGCTTCAAAAAACTTTATCAATTCCGTATTAAGACGAGAATCGGGAGCGGCAATCGCTCAGAGTGAATTTGATAATGCCCAGAAACAATATCTTCCTATGCCAGGTGATAGCGAAGCAACATTAACGCAAAAAAGACAAAACAGAGATTTAATATTCGCTAATTTTAAACAAGGTTCTGGAGGAGCTTATTCTTCTGTGGAAGAATTATTAAGTGGTAATGTTTCTGGAGAAGGAGAAAGTGAAGTGTATGTTGCTCCAGATGGAACAGAATATACAAAGGGCGAAGATGGTTTATATTATCCAAAATAATGGCGGGATTAACATTAGAACAATTACAAGAAATGGGAGCAAAGCCAAAAGGAATTACAGGAGCATTCCAATCAACAATTCCATTAGCACCAACTATTAAACAACCTACATTTGCGGAAAGAGTAGGCGAGGATGTGGCTAAACGCCGAGAAACATTAGAAGCTGGATTAACTGCGGAAGCTCAAGGAAAACAAACTACTGGAGAAAGTATTTTACAAAATATCGGACAAGGAGCTGGGTTATTATTTGATATAGGAGGAGAAGCGTTGAAATCTGTTGTTAATAAAATTCCTATTGCGATTAAAAAACCAATAGAACAAGTAGCAAAAAGTGTATTAGATACTCCATTGGGTCAAGCAGGATTGAAGGCTATTTCTCAGGGAATAGATGTTTATAAAGAATGGAAAGCTGGCAATCCTAGAACAGCACGAGATTTAGAATCAGTAGTTAATATTGGGATGCTATTTCCTGTTGGTGGAGGAACAAAAATCGCAGGCAAAGAAGTATTATCCACAACTGGAGAATTGGCTGGGAAAGCGGCTACGGGACTTGAAAAAGGACTGGCAAAACAAACTTTTGAAGAAGCATTAGATATTATAAAACCTACATTAACAAAAGCAGAAAAACAAGAAGCATTAGAAGCGGGGAGAGGAATAGTAGCAAATAAAATTCTCCCAAGAAAATTTGAGAAGATTTCAGTTATTCCCACTGCCCAAGAAAAAGAAATGGCTAATATAGTTAAAGAAGTTGTTAGTAAATCAAAAAATCCAATAGATAATATAGAAGCAATTAGCAATGAAATAGCAAAACAAGAAGGCATTAAAGCTGGAGCAATCGCTGGGAATGATACTATTTTTAATAATACACAATTACGAGCAGTTTTAAATAAAGCTAAAGAAGAAAGTCAGATAGTATTTGGTTCAGATAAAACATTACAAAATTCATATAATTCTGTTGTTGATGAAATGATGCGTCAGGCAAATAAAGAAACTATGAATTTAAGCGGATTATTACAAGCAAGAAAGAATTTTGATAAAATAATAGAACAAAAATTTCCTGGACTATTAAGTAATCCTATTGGCGATAGTGCGAAACAAAATGCCGTGAGAGATGTTAGGCGAGCAGTTAATCAATTTATTGCTGATAAACTTCCCGAAGGAAATGAATTTAAGAATGCCTTAAAAAATCAAAATCTTATGTATGATGCGATTGAAAATATTAGTAAAAAAACAGCAAGTGCGGTTGATGCTTCAATAGTTCAAAAAGCAATGAAAGCTTTACGCCAGAATCCACTTGTAGCTGGCGTCACTGGAGGGATATTGACTTATGGGGCTTTAATGGGTATGTTTAATAATCCAGTAGTAATTGGAACATTAGTTTTAGGAGGAACTTTCAAATTAGGTAAAGCAATTATTACCTCAAAAACCTTAAGAGAATCGCTTGTTTCTGTATTAAGATTTTTAGAAAAAGCTGGTAAAATTGCTGATGCCAATGCTATTGATAAAATGATACTTCAACTTCCTAAAAATTCTATTCCTATAATTCCTAAATAAAATGTATATTTTAATTTCAATTTTAGTGGGTATTACGATAATATATTTTCTTACCAAAGAAGAATATGATTAAATTTCTATTTTATTTTTTCTTTATAGTGCTTACAATTTATTCTATTATTATAATAGATACATTATTTTTTAATAAAAATAAGAATTATAAATATTTAGAAAAAGATTAACATGAATACTGAATACCTTCAACTCGGAGCGGTGGCAATAATCTTTATCTTTGCCATCAAGGAATTTTTCGCTTGGCAGAAAGCGAAGAAAAATAATCTCCCGACAGAAGACTTAAAAAATCTTTTATCGGAATTGAAATTGTTAAACACCAATCATCTGATGTCAATCAAAACTTGTATGACTGACGGCAATGAAAAGATAGTGGGAGCAATCAATGACGGCAACCGCCAGATGATACAATTATTGGGAGAAATTCGTGGACTATTAACTAACTTAAAATAAAAGATGAAGAAATTACAATTATATTATCCTTTAAATTTTATTATAATTTCCCAGAAATATGGATAATCAACTTGCTGTAAACGGAATAGCAAAAAAATTAGGGAAAATCCTTATTGAAAACGGATTAAAAATTCTTAAATCTGCTTTTCATATATCGCCAATAATTTATACCAGAGCCGAAATAATGAATTTCCTTTCGGCTAATGGTTTACCTATTACATCTTTATCTGACGAGAAATACTACACAGTTGATTGGGCAACTTGGTTATCTTTAATTGAGGTTGATTGGACTGAAGAAAAGAAATGGTATGAAGATTATTACGATTGCGATAATCATGCCTTTACCTTTGGTTCTCGTATTCCTGAAATCTTTGATTTGAATACGGCTGGTGTTTGCTACGGGCAGATTTATAATAAAGATACGGGAAATTTTATCGGCAATCACGCTTTTAATTTAATCATTGCTGTTCAAGATGGAAAGTTAACTCCTTATCTTTTTGAACCGATGACTGGTAAATGGGTTCTCTGGATAAAAGGTGGTAAGAATGTTTTGGATAACTGGGAATATCGGATAATAAATTGGCTAATTTTATATTAAAAGGTCGCTCTAACTAAAATAAATTTATGATAGAAATAACAATTTCAGGAATTTCTTTGATGGTGATTGTCGGTATTTTAGTGGCAGTTATTAAAGCGGTTGGATCGCCTTCAAGATTACTTCCTTTATTTTCTGTTTTGATAGGAATGATTTTTGGAGTGTTGGCTTATTTTGCCGATGGTATTACTCTCTGGCAGGGAATTGTCGGAGGAATCTTAACTGGCGCGGCAACTTCAGGAATTTATGATTTTTCCAAAAAGACAATCCTTGGAAAATAATCTATAGAACAAATACAAGAATTTTTGTCTTTATGACTTGGGAACGAAAACAATCCTTAATAAGTAGTCCAAATAGCGATTCTTTGGCATTCTTTGGTAGTAAATTTCGTTGTTTTATCTAAAGTAGGGTGATTGGCGGTCTACGGCAGGGGAAGATTGGATTTTAACCTCATTCTCCCCTTTGCGTAGGAAGCTAAATTATAGTATAATTAAGTTATGTTATCAGAAGAGCGCAAAAGAAAAATAAGTGAATTTCATAAAGGCAAAAAACATTCTGATGAAACTAAAAGAAAAATGAGTGAAAAAGCAAGAGGAAATAAATTTGCTTTAGGAAAACATTGGCATTTACCTGAAGAAACTAAACAAAAAATAAGTAAAGCAAATCTTGGCAAGAAACTTACAGAAGAAACTAAAAGAAAATTAAAGGGTAGAAAAAAATCAGAAGAACATAAAAGGAAAATTAGTCAATCATTAAAGGGTAGAATACTTTCTGAAGAAACGAAAAAAAAGATAAGTTTTTCTCTTTCTGGTGAAAAAAGTCCTTTTTGGCAAGGAGGAAAATCATTTGAACCTTATTCAACTGATTGGACTAAGACACTAAAACGAAGTATTAGAGAAAGAGATAAATATACTTGTCAGATTTGCGGGAAAGAACCAGCAATTCATTGTCATCATATTGACTATGATAAACAAAATTGTAATCCAGAAAATTTAATTACGCTTTGTCATACTTGTCATAATAAAACAAATCAAAATAGAAATTATTGGATAAATTATTTTAAAAAGAGCTAAGGAGGAATTTAATTAATAGAACTTTAACAAACAAGGAAAGGATAGGTGATTAAAGTGAAGAACCAAAAGAAAAGAGAGAAGAAGACTTATCTTCTTACATCATATACCCTCAAGCAAGGGCAAAAGAAGATAAAGAAATCTTCGGCAGTTCTGGTCCAATAAATCACTAACCTAAAAGGGTGGCAGAAAGGAGTTCTTATGAAAAAGATTTTGCTGGTGGCGGTACTACTGGTTCTTTGTCTGTATGTCGGCGTTTTAGCCGCAGAAGTCGGTTCTTACCTACAGACAAAGCCCGACTGGGGAGAAAACGGGTTAACGGTCATCTACTTGGGAGACACCGTTGGAATGGGCATCAGGATAGATGGCAGTTATCTGGTTTTGCTGTAAAAGCCAAGTTTAACTTGGTCAAGGCAGAGGATTTGCTGTTAAAGGCAAAGAATTTCCCTCTGCCTTTTTGTATGGGGAATAGCAATAATCACTTAAAGTTTTCCCCTTACTTGATTTTTCTTTTTTATGGTATAATTCTTTCATATTAAGAAATTGCTGAAATACCTGATTTTATCGGGTGTAGGGGTGGGTGCGTTTTTCTCGGTAATAGCAACGAATAAACTGGCATTACCTCAAGAACCGCAATCATTGGGAATAAATAAGCAAGATTATCTTGAATCTCAAAACATTACTGATTATGAATATCAAAAAAAGGAAACCGACTTGTCGGTTATTTTGAATTGTCTAATTAAATGTGAAAGTGGAGGCAATCCTTTAGCAGTGGGCAAGGCAGGAGAACGGGGAATTTTACAATTTATGCCAAAAACTTATAAATCTTACTGCGTTGACAAATATGGATTTAGCGAGGATATTTGGAATGTAGATAATCAAAAGAATTGTGCTTTTAAAATGTTATCGGAGAATTTTAATAAGAATATAAAACATTGGACTACGGCAAAATTATGCCTATAAGAAAAATGCCAAAATTTAACAAAAAGAAAGCCAAAGAAGTTATCTTGTATTTAGCTAACCGAATTCCTGATTTAACTTACGAGAAATTATGCTGTCTGCTTTATTTTATTGATTTTGATTATTATGAAAAATACGAAGAAGGATTTATGGGCTTTACTTATATTAAAAAATGAAAAAAGATAAAAAAATTATAGAAGCTATTGATTTAATCCTAAAGGATATTCGGAAGAACGCCATTTCTAAAGAGCATCGTTGCGCGGAGATAAACCCCGATTGTGCTGAATGCCGATTTAGAATACTTGAAGGGCTTTTAGATTGGTATCGTGATTTATTTATTTAAATGAAAAAAGAAAGCTGGCCTCATAATATAAAATGCCGTCTTTGCGGGGCGAAATGGGGAATTGACGAAAGGGCTTTTGAGGTCGGAGAAAAACCCGAAGAAAGTGTTTGTTATTTATGTAAAATGAAGGAAGTAAGTCCCGAAGCATTAGAAGTTCTAAAGAAGATGAAAAGTTGGGAAGGAAGCATTTATAATAAGATAAAAAGTTGGATATGAAGAAAAAATCAAATAAAGATATCTACGAGTGCCAGAAATGCGGAAATCACGCAATCAGTTTATACTGGAATAAAGAAATTAAGAAGTGGGTTTGTCCCGATTGTTTTAAAAAATTAAATGGCGGGGAAAATGACGAGAAAATTGAATACAAAGAACAATAAAAAGAAAGTTAAGAAATGTAAAAGATGTATAACGGGAACGATGGGGAGATGTATAGTTTGTGAAAGAAAATAAAGAAAAAGCTCGCCGTCCATTAAGTAGGATATTACAGCGAGCACAAAACCGATATCAATTTATGTTTTTATCCTCGTCCGAGCACTCGTGGTCGGGATAGGATATTACTATCCTATAAGAAAACGAGTATATTGTCAAGAGGTTTCAGTTATCCACAGTTTGGCTATTTGATTTTTATTTTTAGATAGTATATAATAGAAAGTAGAGTAAAATCTAAAGCATTGGAAATAGACAGAAAAATCAATCGGGGCTAAAAGGCGGTTTCCTATCTCCCGATTGGTTGCCGCCTTTTAGATTACTCGTAGGGGGTTGAATGTAGTGTGCGAGTATAAACAAGTGCTACAGCTAACCGAACCGAAAGCGGGGAAACTTCGGAACAAGTTCAGTGGTGTATAAAGGTTAGCTTTCTCTATTCCCCATTTTCCGATTTATTTTTTCCTTAATGGGGGGTAGGGGGGCTATCAAAACAAGTTAGTGGTGTATAAAAAATGAATTATAAAAATTATTTAAAAAGTAATCACTGGAAAGAGGTCGAAGGCGAAAAAGTTTACTTCTTTGAGCCATTAGAAAAGGTCATATCCATAAAAGAATTGCAGAAGATTATGGATACGGCAGAGGAAGTAGTTAATAACAAAAGAGCAGGCATAAAAAT